GAAATCACAATATAAAAAATCAAGCGATTGTTATATCTGTGGAAGTACCGAACAGTTAGATTTTCATCACTATCACGGGCTTACAGAACTACTAGAAACTTGGATAAAAAAGAAAAAATTAATTATTAAAAACGAGCAAGAAATACTAGAGATTCGACAAGCCTTTATTGATGAACACTACAAAGAACTTTACGAGGACACAGTCACACTCTGCCATAGTCACCATATGAAGTTACATTCAGTTTATGGAAAACGACCCAAGTTGATACACGCAGAGAAACAAAAGAGATGGGTCGAGAAGCAGAGAGACAAATATGGCATGGTATGATAGATTATTAGGCAGAACTCCAGTAGTGGATGATGAAAAATTGAATCCTGCTCAATATGTAATATCCCGAAATGAGGGTATGACTGTTGATTCGCGGGAAATAGTCACTAACTACAGAAATGCCTATGAACAATTAGAAATCGTTAATAGAGCAGTCAATATGATTGTTGATGATGTTTCTGAAATACCCTTCGCTGTAGGAGAAAAGATTGTAGGTACTACAAATGTTCTTAAAAATATTCGTAGGTCAAAAGTAGATTTACTACTTAATAAAGAACCAAACCCTTTTCAAGATATTAGTGCTTTTAAAAGAAACTTAATTATCGATTTACTTATAGACGGAAACATCTTTATTTATTTTGATGGAGCGCACTTATATCACTTACCAGCAGATAAAGTAACAATTTATACTGATGATAAAACATATGTAGAAAGATATTCATATGATAACTCAATAGATTATAGCCCTGATGAGATTATCCATGTAAAAGAAAATAGTTTTAATTCAATTTATAGAGGAGTACCTAGACTCAAACCAGCTTTCAGAACTATGCAGTTACTTGGAAGCATGAGAGATTTTCAAGATAACTTCTTTAAAAATGGAGCAGTTCCAGGATTAGTACTAAAGTCACCAAACACTCTTTCTGAGAAAATAAAAGAGAGAATGTTACAAGCCTGGGTTGCTAGATACAATCCTAAGTCAGGAGGTAGAAGACCTCTTTTCTTAGATGGCGGACTTGAAGTAGAAAACTTAACAGAAATTAATTTTAAAGACTTAGACTTTCAAGAAGGAATCAAGTCAAACGAAAAAATCATACTCGAAGCTATGGGAATACCACCAATCTTAATGGATGGTGGTAATAATGCAAACATACGACCAAACCATAGACTTTACTACTTAGAAACAGTGTTACCTATAGTTAAAAAATTAGGATATGCACTTGAAAGATTTTTCGGTTTTTCACTATCTGAAGATGTAACAGGAATTCCTGCCTTACAACCAGAACTGAGAGACCAAGCGGCTTATTACGCAACTCTTGTAAATACAGGCATATTAAGTGCCAACGAAGCAAGAGAGGCTTTAGGCAAAGACCCAGTAGAAGGATTTGACGAGCCAAGAATACCTGCAAATATTGCGGGTTCTGCAGTAAGTCCTGAACAAGGAGGTAGACCCACAGAGGCTGCCCCAAGCGAGGAAGAATAATATGACTAAAGATATGATGATAAAAGCACTTTCCGATTTTATGACTAAAAAAGGTGGTGTTATGACTTTAGCTGAATACAAAGCAGAAGGCAATGACGTTCCAGTCAAAGACTATTTACTTAGAAGAGCCTTTGGTTCTTGGAGCAGAGTATTAAGCGTAGTATCAAAAAGATACCCAGTTGTTATTAAAGAAGCTACTAAAAAGGTAACTAAAAAAGTAGCTCCTAAGAAAACAGTAACAAAGAAAGTGGAGAAGAAAGATGCCAAATAAAATTTATCATTGGACTAGCACTTTTAAAGCACTTGGTGAATCAGAAGACGGTGGCGTTGATATTAAAGGTTCCGCAAGTACTAATGGACTTGATAGAGCTGGAGATATTATCGAAAGCGATGCATGGACAAAAGGTGGATTAGAAAATTTTAAAAATAATCCAATTATTTTGTTCAATCACAATTACGACAAACCTATTGGTCGTGCAAAAGATTTACAAGTTACAGAAAACGGTTTAGAGATATCTGCAAAGATATCTAAAGCTGCAGGTGATGTAACTCAATTAATTAAAGACGGTGTCCTTGGAGCTTTTTCTGTTGGTTTCAAAGTCAAGGATGCTGATTATATGACTGAAACTGACGGATATAAAATAAAGGACGCGGAGCTTTTTGAAGTTTCTGTAGTATCAGTGCCTTGCAACCAAGGGGCAACTTTTGGTTTAAGCAAATCATTTGATAGTATGGAAGAATACAACAAGTACAAGCAAACTTTTTATAAGGCTAACCCAGCAGAATCAGCAGACGCTGTTAATGTTGAGCAGCCAGGACGGGAGGAATCCCATAACATGGAGACAAATATGTCAAAAGAAAATAAATCTCCTGAAAGCAACTCGGAGTTCAATCTTGAAGAGTTTGCAAAGAAAGTAGCTGCTGATACAGCTGCTGAAATTGCAATGAAGCAAGCTGAGCAAAAAGCTGCTGAACAGAAGGCTGCTGAAGAAGCTGCTCAAAAAGCTGCTGAAGAAGCTGAAGTTCAAAAAGCTGCTACTGAAGCAGATCAGGAAAAAACTAAAACTATAGTTGAAGCAGGCCTAACAGGCGCTGAGAAACTCATGAATGATGTTGAGTCAAGAGTCAAAGAAGACTACTCTAATTTAGAGTCAGTTGTTAAAAATCTTGAGTCTCAATTAGCTGAGAAATCAGAAGAAATCATGAATATGAGAGAGTCAAAAAGACATTTCTCAGATAGACAAGGTCAAGGCGACTGGAAAAAAGCCTTTGAAAACGATATTATTGATGCAAAATTTGCTGGTTTAGCTACTGGTAAAGGATGGGACAATGATATGGCTAAAGGTTTAATGGAAAAAGTTAATGCACATAGTGGCGTTGGCGTTTCATCAGCTGACTTTGAGCAAGTTGTTTCAACAAACATCGAAAGAGATATTCAAAATGAATTAGTCTTGGCTCCTCTATTTAGAGAAGTACCAATGACTTCTGCTAACATGATTATCCCAATTCTACCAGACAGTGGTTATGCTGAATTTGCTTCAGGACAAACAGCTTCTGGTTCATCACCACATGGTAACTTAGCCCAGAGAGGCGACACTTATGGTGCACCATTTGGTGGAGTTGACATGACAGAAAGAACACTTTCTACTGTTAAGTTAATCTCACAATCATACTTAGGTAACGAAACTGAAGAAGATGCAATCTTACCAATTCTTCCTTTAATTAGAGAGTCAATGGTTAGATCACATGCAAGAGGTATCGAAAATGCTATCCTAGCTGGTAACCACGATAATGGTGTTTACTCATCTGGTGCATTTGAAGGTCTATTAGCTGCTGCTGATAGTGACAACCACGAAACTTCTGACGGTTCTTCTGGTTTCGCAGCAACTGATGCAGTTACTGCAGCTGACCTATTAGCTATGAGAAAGAATATGGGCAAATATGGTGTTAATCCTTCAGACGTAGTTTATATCGTATCACAAGATGTGTATTATAACCTACTAGAAGATGCTGAATTCCAAGATGCTAACTTAGTTGGCGACATGGCTACTAAGCTAAGTGGCGAAATTGGTCAAGTATTCGGTTCAAGAGTACTATTATGTGACGAGTTCGCTTCTAAAGCAGCTGGTATCTATGGTGCTGTTGCAGTCTACCCAAGAAACTATGTAATGCCAAGATTAAGAGGCGTTACTATTGAGTCAGACTACGAAGTAGCTAACCAAAGAAGAGTATTAGTAGCTTCACAAAGACTAGGCTTCACCGATTTAATCGATGGTGCTACATCTAAGTGGGCATTTGCGTACAAAGGAGCTTAATATTAGGCTTATGGTTTTGGTGGGTTGCCTTAAACCCACCACTTTTTAATTATGGCAGACTTAATAACAGTACAGGAATATAAAAATGCAGAAGGCATAAATGGTCAGAAAGAAGACCAACGCCTTGATATTATAGTTCCACAAGTCAGCGACCTTGCAAAAAAGTATTGTGGTACATCATTCATTGATTACTACTCTTCAGCTAAGACTGAAACTTTTACAATCAGGGATAAATATACTACTACTGTTATTGTAAGTGAGAGCCCATTGGTAACTGTAAATTCTGTGAAAGAAAGAACAGGATACGGAGAAACTTACCAAACTCTATCTACAAGTGATTATGAATATTACGTAGATACAGCCAGCGACGCGATTATTCGTACGAATCAATCGGGTGGTGAAAAATACTGGGCAAGTGGTGTTGGAAGTGTTCAAATAGAATACACAGCAGGATATGCAGCAACACCAGCAGACTTGAAATTAGCATTATTTGATTTAGTAACATATTATTTAAAAGACGAACATAAGGAAAGAAGAACAATAGCAGGCGCTACGCTACAGAATCAAGGAACATCTGGAGTAAGAGATAATACAGACTTTCCAGACCATATAAAGAGAGTACTTGATTTATATAGAGTTATTATCTAATGGCTTTAAAGTATTGGGAAAACCTTATAGATAGAGCCCATCTTAAAGCAAGAGGACAAAGAGACTTATATAATCAAACTTATGTACATGAGTTTCAGTTAGATACAAAGTGGACATATGATGCAATAAAAGCTTTTATGCACGATGAAGAGCCTAATTTTGACCCAACTCCTGCAGATATAAATAAATTTGTAGATTTCTTTCATAGAACTATATCGAAGTCAAGAGTAAAGAAGAATATTACTGATAGAGATTTTAAAGCTGGAGCATACTATGCAAACTTAAAATCAGATATGACTGGAAGTAAAAGACAGCAAGGAGTAATACTAGAAGCAACATATTACAACTTAGTTACTAATCCAGGAAATACAGGTCTTAATAGAATAGCAGATGTTAGACAACAGACAGAAAAAAGAATTAGAAAGTTTTTAAAAAATAAAATAGGGCATAACTCTCCAAAAGTAGGAGGGAACAAATATAAGAACTATTTAGGAGACCACTTACAGTTTGCACATGGAGAAGGTATAAATACTCCTAATACAACAGTAAGTGGAATATCTTTAGCACATACTGCTTTAGATGATATGAATTCTCGAAAAGCTGGAAACGATTTATTAAAAAGAGGAATACTTCAGCCAGGACTTATACAAAAAGCTTCTGTTACTGCCTTAAAAGATTTACTTTATACAGATTTTGAAATAGATATTAACTTAGATGCGAGTACACGAGGCGATAAGTGTAGTTTTAAAGATGAGTTCACAATATACGGTGCTATGAAGATTCAAGACGAACATTTTGCAAGTCGTTATGATATGGATAGCAGCACAAAAAGTGGAGTAGGAAAAAGATACCTAGAAGCAGTTAAAAGTGCTTTAAATAAAGAACTTTCAAAAGGTATGATTACTAAAGGAGATTATGAAAGTAGTCCCAAAGGTAAAAAAAGAATGAAGGCACAAACTACAAAACAAGTTGTGACTTCTATGAAAAAGAAATTAAAAAGTACTCCAGGTATGGTAGTTTTAGGACACGATGCACTAGCTGATTATAAAAAGAAAACAAGAAAATCAGTAAAAACAAAAAAGACTAAACCAAAAGTTGGTAAACAAACTGGAACAAGAGCAAAAACAAAAAATAGAAGAACTAAAGTAGCAGCAGGCCCAAATCCTATAGCATTAAAAGAGTTAATAAATGCAGCACTACCTAAAGAGATTTTAGAAAGAATGAATCCTCCAGCATTAAGAAATAGAACAGGAAGATTCAGAAGGTCAGCACAAGTAACAAATGTACTTGTAGGCCCGAGAGGCGGAGTAGAAGCAGAATATACATATATGAAAATGCCCTACCAAACCTTTGAGCCAGGGTACGCACAAGGAAGTACTTATAGAGACCCTCGAAAAATTATTGGTGAGTCTGTAAGAGAGATAGCCCAAAAATTAACAGGAAACAGATTTATAAAAGTTAGGAGAATATAATGTCAGAAAGAGGTTACACTACACGAAGAAGTGCTATTGTTGATGCCTTTGTTCAGAAATTATTAACTATAAATGGAACAGGTAATTTTTTAAGTTCTGTTTCAAATGTAGAACCAAGATTAAAATTTTGGGACGAAATAGAAGAATTTCCAGCAATACATATTAATGCAGGAAGTGAAACAAGAGAATATTTAGGAGCAGGTGAAAAATTTAGATTTTTAACTTTAACTTTTCGTTGCTATGTAAATGAACAAGACCCTGTAGAAGCATTAGAAAAATTAATGGAAGATGTGGAAACAGTTATAGAAACAAATAACCCAATAACGTATACTGATAATTTGGGGAATAGTCAGAGTACTATTCAAACAACAATACTCAGTATTGACACGGACGAAGGTGTTTTAGACCCTTTTGGAATAGGCGAAATAATTACCACAGTCCAATACTAGAAAACAGCCACGGCAAACTAAAGTTTAGCCAAAGCTCTT